TAAATTTTTAAAAGAAAGAAATATTGAAAACTTTGATATTGTAAATGACCGAGTAGTTACTGAAGCAACATTAGATATTCACGAGATTAACAAAGAACCTATTATTGATTTTATTGAATATTTATTTAATGAAGAATATAAATTCTATCAAATAGAAAATAAAATGAAACATTTATATAATGATTATAAAACTTATATGACTGGGCGAGGATTTCATAATTATTCAAATGATAGATACTTTGGTAAATTAATGAAGAAACATAATAATGGTAAGTATGAAATAGTGAGGAGAAGTTTTGGTAGTGTATTAATTATAACAGATAAAGAAGTTAAACTACACCCACAAATTGATTTTGAAGATTAAAAGGTTATACCTGACCGACCATCTCATTTATTATTATTTCTTTCTTATTATTATTATTTATGTTATTAATGTAATGAATGTAATAAAAAATATAAAAAGAGAAAAGAAAAGTATATATATGTATATATCTATTATATATAAGGTATTTAGCCCAAAAATAAAAATACATAACATCATTCATACAATCAATACATTCCTTTTACACAAATATGTATAATTATATAAAAAAAATATATAATTATATATATAAAATGGAAAGTGTAGTAAAAGAAGCAAGAAAAGTTCATATCAAAGAAGAGCCAGACAAACCCCAACTTTTAGGGGTAGAATACGAAGATGATAAACAAGAAGAATTTACTATTACGATAAATGTTAAGATAAATAAAAGAAATATTAAATCAAGCAACTGGGAGAAACTTTTAGATGTAACCAAACAAGTATTAGATATGGAAACAGATTGAAGGGGAACAAATTTTTTTAATACAAAAAAAAATTAGTTATTTAAATCAATTTTATTTATATTCTAATATATAATGAAAAAGAATATAAATAAAAATACACTATCGTTTTCTTGTAGTAAATCAATGAAATATTTAAGAACACCTGTAGATATATGGAGTGATTTAAAAAAAGAATTTGATTTCACTATAGATGTTTGTGCGAGTGATGAAAATCATTTATTACCAAGATATTACACTATTGAAGATGATGCTCTAACAAAAGATTGGAATAATGAAGTGGCTTATATTCACCCCTTATTTGATGGTAAGATTGGAAAGTTTGTAGAAAAAGCATATAATAGTAAAGGAACATTTGTATTTCTTCTACCTGCTTCTACGCATACCAAATATTTTCACGATTTTTTTTATAAAAAAGAAAATGTGGAAATTAGATTTTTACGAAAGCCAAATAAAGGATTTAGATTTTTAAATGATGATGGCTCTTGTGATGATGAAACAAAAATAGGATATATTAAACCATTAATGATATGTGTAATGAAAAATTGAAGGGGAACAAATTTTTTTAATTTAATTAAATAAGTCCAATATTAGTTTTTCAGGAACTCTGTATCTTTCTAATCTGTTTGTGCCTGTAGCAGTGTTATGAACATCATTAGCCACATTTACTTTATGTTTTCTTAATTCTCTCAAAGTTTCACTTTTACATAATATATTTTTATGTAAATTTCTTTCATCTGCTTTTATAGGCTTACCAGTATCGTGTCTTTTAGCACCATCAGTTTTGATAGTAATCATATTACCACAAGTTCCTTTTCCATCGCATTTTTTAGCATTGAAGTCTTTTTTATTAGTCCATATACGAGTTCTTTTTCTGTATCCCCAATCACTATACATACAATAATCAACATCATAATATGGTAAATCTTTTACAACTTCTCTCGTTTTCAATGTGCCTGTTTGTGGATTTTCCATAAACCATAATTTAGGTTTGAAATAATCAATAATTTCTAATGTTTTTAAAACAAGACTATCACTATATTCTAAATCTTGATTATGTTTTTCAATAGTATATAATCCATCTTTTTTCTGCTTACCTATCCAAGACTTCTGTAATGTGCTGTAATAGACACAAGGTGGGCTTCCCCATACTATATCAAATTCATCAGGTTTGTATTGTTTATAATCAAATTCTAATATATCAACTTTATGTGTAGCATCAAATTCAATATCTACTGATACACATTCATATCCTAATAATTTACATACTTTTCCAACTGAACCACTTCCTGAAAATAGTTCTAATACTTTCATTACATTATAACTATATAATTATTTGAGCATATTTATCGCTAAACGTATTTGTTTCTTAATTTTTTCAGTCATCTTGATACTTCTACCTTCAAATTTAAATGTTGAACCAACTTCTTTTTTAACTAATGGTGTTAATTTAGATTTTGTAAATTTATAATCTTTATCAACCTTGAGAGAACTACGAAGTCCACCTTCTTTTATTTTTAAATTATCATATAATTGTTCTTCATCTTTTTCTCCTTGTTTTGGTTTTGGTTTGACTTTAGTTGCTTTTGGCTTTTTTTCAAAAACCTCCTTCTTTTTTTCAGTAGGTGCTTTAATCATTTTATAATAATATTAAAGATTAAATTTTTTTTTGTAATCTTTTATATTTTCGTTTATAGAAGTGCTATCGCCCCAAAGGATATAATAGGATAAAAAACCAGCACGAGTAGGGTCACCAGTAGCCAAGTCTTTCTTGTGTCGCTGTCTATATCTTTTACGTTGTTCTTTATCTTTTGTAATCGTGTAGTCGTCCATTCCAGCAGAACCGAAATAAGTTTTCTTCTGCTTACCATTATCCTTTTCAAAAATAGCAACATATTTTTTTTCAGGTTTATCACTTTTTGAAATTTTTAACAACTTCATTTTTTATAATATAAATATATATTTTATAAAAAATAAAATATTTAGATATAATAAAATGTTTCTTTGTGCTACTTCTGCCCAGAAAGATAGTAATGAAGCGACCGATTTAACTGCTTCATTATTTCAAAATCAATTAGATGAACCAATTAAGGTTAAAAAATTTGAAATAGAATTAGTAAGTTCTGTTATTCGTAAAAATAATAAAATCACTATATCACCCCCAGATAATCTTTTATTATTTCGTTTAGGACCTATAGATGCTGGGGAAGCCTATACAGCCGAAGTCAAACCTGGTGTTTATACCCTTAATCAATTAGCAGTTGAAATACAAACTGCTCTAAATGATGCTACCCCTTGTAATGCTTGGCGTGGTTGGAGTGTTTCAGTAGATGGAAGCAATAAATTCACTGTTACTTTTACAACAGTAAGCACACCTGGTTTAGATAGTATACGAGAAATAGAAGAAGCAAAATTAGAAAGTAGAGGATTTGAAACTGGCTATGATTTTGATGGTGCTGAAGAACATATCGCATTAGAACCAACATTTGAACAAGGATTAGGAAATGAAAGCATAAACGTTGCTCCAGATATTTTTAATTATATTAATTTTTATGAACCAGCAGTTAATGCTTCTTATAGAGCAGTTGATATTGGTAATCCAAATCCAGAAAATGTAGGAAATGTAGCAGTTAGAGAAGTAGGACTTTTTGAGGCTGGAGGACGAGCAGAATACATTATAGCACCTACTCAAGTTATTCTAACAAGTGGAGTATATGCTCCTTTACAAACCGATGATGATATGTATCTTACTTTAGAAGACCATACTGAAGGAACACTTTATGACCCATCAGTTTTCAAAGAAAGTTTTATAGCAAATATGGAAAATGGAATGGCTAAAAATGTAAAAGAAAATTTTTCACTTTCACATCATAGACAAAAGAATGGTATTTTAATAACACCAGCAGGTAATAAAAATGCTGACCGAAGAGGACCGCCATATACTCGTGGTAAATTTACTCTTAACTTTCCTCCAATTGGTTTAGACCCAGCAGAAGATTTTGATGTAAGAAGACAAGAAAGATATTTTAATACTTTTGGAGCAACTATGATTTTTGATGAAACTGATACTAATCCATTACCTAATAGAGGATTTAGAATTAATGTTAATGAACTTCCAGCACAACAATCAGTATCAACATTAAAATTTGAAGGTCAAGAAAAAGAAAAAATATTATTTAGACCATCAGTAAATCCTTTAATTTTTGGATTACAAGTAAAAAATGATGATGTAATTGATGAAACAAATATTTTAATAAAAGGAGCAACATCAGTAATAGGTGAAACTAAAATAGAATACATTCCTGGTTCTATTGGTAGAATGAATAATAGATTTTTTGGTTTAGGAGCATTTGCTTCAAGTGAGCAAGGCAAACTTACTCCAATAGGCGAACCTGCTGTTTATAAAACACCCCTTTATAGAATTGATGAAGTTGATAGCGATGGAAAGCCTGAAAAGGTAACTTTAATAGATGGTGGCGAACATATGGGCGAAAACAAAACTTTAGGTGATTTATTCTTAAATGACCCAAGCACATTTGTTAAAACAGTAGAAGGAACAGATAGTGATGTAGATATTGTAAGTAATCTATGTGCTAAAATTGATATTAATGATGAAGCAACACAAATTGGTAATTTAACAATTCGTGAAGAAACAGTAGTAGAATATCAATATTTACCTACTGAAGTGGGAATAGTAAATGACCAAATCTTCCAAGCGATACAAGAAGGAATTGGTGATAATGCTGGTAACCAGCCACCTTTTCCAGTTCAATACTCTAAAGATGTTTCTGTAAAATTATTACCATTATCAAGAAATAATACCACAGATAAATTCGTAGAATTTGAAGTAAGACAATTCCAGCCTACCACAGCAGATTTTGGCGATGAAGATGAAATCGGCGATGCTTTTAGAACACTTGGTGGAAACAGAGCATTTAATGTATTAGTATTGAAAGCAAGACCTGGAACTTGGAATAGTCTATCATATTCTGCTGGTTCTGCTCCAACTAACTGGTCGGCATTTTTTACAGAACCTGAAGAAGACCAAAGAATTAAAATTACAATAGAACAAAGTGAAATATATAAACAAATAATTAAATGTTCTTTCTCAACTGATGGTGGTGCTTCTTTCCAAGAAGAAGTAACATTATTAAAATCTGGTGATAAAGTTACTGGACAAGTTCCAAGCGGACCAGCATTCAAAAAATTTGAATTTACAACAAAACCAAGACATTTTCCATTACACCCTACAATCAGTCAATATCCAAGAGATTTAAATAATGTTCTTCTTGTTAATCCTGATACAAAAATAAAAGGTATATTTACTTCTTATAAAAGAGGAGCAAGTTATACACAAGGTGATAATTTAGTAAGCGGATTAAAAGGTAATTATGAAAAAAATCTAATTTTCCAAACAATTGGAGCAACCCAACCATCAGTTTTTGCTCCTTTTCCAACAACTTTAGGAAATAACCATAGACCACAAATTGTATTGAAAACAAAACAAACAGGCTTTACTGAAGTAGCAAATGGTTCTGCTTATCCACTAACTGATGGAGAAATTAGAACAGAAGAAGTTCCTCCAATAAGAGCAACTTTAGGGGGTGTTTTAGGATTACATTCTGCTTATTCAGCAGAAGAAGGATTTACTTCACCAAAGAATTTTGTAGGAGCAACAGCAACAGAAGTTAATGTAGATATTCCAACTGTTGCTGTAGAAATTAATAATATTCCAATTGATGGTTATATATCAAAAGATTTTGATGTTCGTAGCACACAAGTTGGTATTGGTTCAAGATTACCAATCGTTGGAGTAATTCCTTCACTTGAAGAAGTAACAGCATCAACAAAACCAGTTATTGATTTTAGATACAACGCTCCATATAGCCAACCAGTTGTTTGTGATTTACCAACTGAACAATTTTTATATAATTTATCATTCCGTCTTCGTGAAGTTTCAACAGGTAAAATATTAGAAGGATTAAGACACCCAACTGAACTTATATTTAGATTAAGAAATTTAGATGAAAAATTAGAAGAAGAAAAAAAAATGTAATATAATAATATGAATACTGCTTCAACTAATCCAGAATTAATATTATGTCCATTAGAATGTTTAGACCCAATGCTTACGTGCGGACCACAACCTGATTTTTTGGAAAAAAATTCTACTTTTCTAATAACATTGATTGGAGCATTATCCGCTTGTGCTGGAGTAGTCCTTACTTATTTTTTGAAAAGTAGATGTAATAAAATTAAGTTAGGTTGTATAGAGTGTGAGAGAAATGTGGTAAATTTAGAAGCATCGCAAATTGAAATTCAAAATCCAAAATAAATAAATAAAAAAATATATTAATAAAAAAATATTTTATTATTAATATATAAAAATGGACCTTACTGATACTCCAACTCAAGCCCCCATTGTTAGTGAGACTTTGGTTATAAAGCCAGAAAATCAAAAAGATATTACTCGTGAAAATCAAAATAGAAATGTTAGATTTTTAATTCCAAATTATGTAGGATACTTTTTACCCAGCCAGTCTAATTTCTCTTTTAGCATTACTATGGAAGGTCGTGGTAATCCAATCCCATCTCGTGATGCTGGATTACATTCTCTCTTCAATGTTGTTAGAACATATGATGTTACAAATTCTCATCTTTTAGAGGAAGTTATTCAATACAATACTTTAGTAGCCCAGAAATATCAATACAGCAAAACAACATCTGTTGATAATTATCGTGCTGAATTTGAAGGTGTCCAGCCTAATAAATCTATTGATAATAACTTATATTGGAAACCAGACGTAACCACTTATGCTGGAGGCACTGTAGTAGCCCCAGATGTAGCCAAATCTGTTCAGTTCAGTGGAACAATAAAAACTGATTTTTATGATAGTGATAAATTTATTCCTTGTGCTGTTTTCAATGGATTACGCACAGAAATACAGATGGAAGATTATCGTCGTGCTTTAGAATTTACAACTGGCTCTTTAGGCATAGGCTCATCAAATGGTGTAATGCCCAAACAGATGAACTTAATGGTTACTTCCAAACAGGCGGCAGTCGGTGGTGATGCGGAAGTCAATCCATTTACAATTACTGCTGGTGGAACTAATTATCAAAATGGATTTATCTATACCGCATCAGTTGGCGGAACTCAAATTGGTTTTATAGAAACAACTTTAGTAAATGCTGGAACAGGAGCGGTTGAGGAGGCTGTTTGGTATGCTACATCTGGTGGTCATACCCCACCAGTAGCAGGAGAAGCGGTTGTTTTAGGAACTCCATCTGCTGGAGGCTCAACTCCAGCAACTTTAACAGTTAAGGCTGGTCAGCAACCTATGGGTGGTCTTCGTATTACCAGTGCTAATGATGAATATTTTATTGATTTAGGTTCAACAAATGTTCTTGATACTTTCACTGCTACCACAAGTCCTGGAACACCTGCTAATATTACTTATTTTGGTGATGGCTCTGCTCGTAAGCCATTCCAAGTTTTAAATCAAGTTGGAAGTAATGGTATTGGTTATCCTAATACAACTTGCTTCCCAAATGTTACTATGCCCTTTAGTGTAGGTGATAGACTTTTCATTACTGATTTAGCAGAAAGTGCGGCATCTAAAAAAGCACTTGGTGTTATAACAAGAATATCAAAATTACCTGATACAACTGACCAAAAAGATAGAGGAGCAAGAGTTTTCTTTGTTCCTCTCCAAAACCTTGTTTTAGGACCTGGTGGCGGTGCTGTTGCTAATGAAACTCAAGCATCAACACTTACTGGCGGAACTGACGCAATTCTTACACAAAATTATATGTTTAGTCACGACTTAAATGGTTTTGCTGTATTCGTTGAAGAAGCAGACAGAATAAATAGTTATACACGCACTATTCCAATTCCAAATAGAACAGTTGCTCCAGTTAAACAAGTATTAGATGATGCGGCAGATAGCAAAGTAAATTTCACTATCAAAAATCTTCAATACAATGTTAAAAGAGTAGATATGGACGAAAATGTAGTTTCTGCTGACTTAAAAGCGGCAAACTCCTCAAGTGGCTATCGTTTAGATTTAGCAACTACCCAAACACGACTTGTAAATTTACAAGCCATTCAAGGACCTACATCGCAGTTAATCAGCATTCCAAATATTACAAAAGCATTAGCAGTCTTAAGTGTTCCTCTTAACCAAAATGAACAACTTTCAGTATCTGCTCAATCGCTACGAGGAAGACCTGATAATATTTCTAACTACCAGTATGATATTGGTCGTGATGGTCTCCAGCCACAGCGTAAAGTTTTAGTAGAAAAAGCAAATCTTAATGACCCACTAATTCAAACACAGCATATTAATGAATTAATTAAATCTGTTGAAGGTTTTGATATGGAATTAACATCACTCAATAATGTCTTAATGAATTTCGCAGTTGGTCGCCAGTTCGCCAGAAATGATATGTATTATAATCTTATGGAGGCTGGTGATTTAACCCTTAAGGCAGAATATGATACCCAGCAAACCTTCCCAAAACTTGTAGTTCATTTTATTCATCATATCCGCTCAATTTTAGTAACAAGTGGCGGTATTCAAGTTGCTAATTAAATAAATTAAAAAATATATTAATAAAAAAATATTTTATTATTAATATATAAAAATGAGTGTCCCATTAAATGCCCAACGTAGAAGAGTAAGCATTCACCCAAACAACCAGCCTTCTGGTAATACATTTAGTGCTACAACCTTCCCCCAAATCAATTTCGTAATAGCAAGACAACCAGCCTTCCTTTTACCAAAAACTTTAAAACTTAATGGAACTTTTGTCTTAAAAGATAGCACTGGAGCATCAGTAGTAAATAATCCAGCAGTTGTAAAATCAGCCGTAAATGGTTCAACAGTAAATAACAGAATTGGTGTAGCATCGTGTATAGAAGAAGTAACCATTCAAACATTAAATGGTCGTAATTTAGAAACAATTAGAAATTACAACAGATATTTAGCATCTTCTAAACCATTTATGAATAATTCATTTGATTATAATAATGGATTAAATTTAGATGACGCATTTTTAGGTTCTAAATCTATTACTACTTGTCGTGTAGCCAATGTAGAAACAAATTTCTCCATTCCAATTGAGGCTGGAATGTTAGGCGATATGCCCTTGAATATTAGTGAAAAAGGTTTTCACGGATTACAATTAAATCTTCTTTTAGCACAAAATGCGGCAGTCAGTCAGCCATTTGCTGTATATGACCACGCTGGAGCAAAAACTTTAGTTTTAAGTGATAATGATTATCTTTATGAATTAAAAAATGTTTTCTTAACATTTGATTTAGTAAAACCTGGACCTGAATTATTTAATAGACTTCCATCAACTGGTCTTTTAGGCTTCAATACAATCCAGTCATTACACTCCACACTTCTCTCCAGCGACCAAACTACAAACTTAAGATTTGGTTGTCGTAATGCTATTTCAGTTACTCATACTATTATTCCATCTTCTCAATCTACAAATCGTGCTGTTGATAGTTTCCGTTTAGCAAAACCTGAAGCCCCAGCAAATACTTCTCAACCAATTAGAACTGTTCAGTATATGAGAGCAGGTGAATTATTCCCATATAACTTTGTTTTAGATAGTGAAGCCGAAGGCGTTGATGGTAATCCTCAATCTATGATTGCTGAACCAGCCCTCAATAGTGTTACTTTATATGAAAATCAGCATTCTTCATTAAATCCTATGAGTAATGTAGGAATAAATAATCAAAAGGCTTTTGCTGGAGCGAAACAAGAACTTGGATTACCATATCCTATGGCTCTTGACCCTGATAGCACATTTGTTTTAGGCGTTCCTATGGACAGCCAAAAGCAAGGTGCTAACTTTAAAGATAGAGAATATGCTATTCGTATTCAATCTGGTTTAAATGATACAACTGCTAATAGTTTATTCACTTTTGTTAGATGTAGAAATGTAGCAGAATATAGTCCAACTGGAGTTAATGTTGTAGAATAAAAAATTAAATAAAAAAATATATTAATAAAAAAATATTTTATTATTAATATATAAAAATGGAAAAGCCCAGTGACCAAATTCTTGGAAAAACCGATGATATCCCAGCAGTTATGAGAGTAGAAAGTTCTACTTTAGAACCAATTACCATAAATGATAACAATGCTCGGTTTGTTTTTGAAAATAAAGGTATTCTTTCTCGTGATACAGTTCTTCAATTCCAGTTAGTTACAGGTGGTGGCGTTGGTTTCCTTCCAATAGGCAGTGGAATATACTCCCTCATCAAAAAAGCCACTCTTCGTGTTGGTGCTAAACGCATCTGCGAAATAACTGATATACCATTTTATCGTTCAATGACCCACGCTTATAATACACCAAGTTACAGAGCCAACTATGTAAGATTTATGAAAGGAATAAATAATACTTTAGTTCCTAATCAACTCGGCACTTCAGTTGGTGGTGTAAATGCTAACGTTGATGCTGGTAAATTTCAGCCCACAGGTGGTGAAGTCGCTGTATCAACTTTTGTCCCTGAAGATACTGTAGTTCCTAATGATATGAAACTTACATCTTCTGCGGACACTACACCTTGCTGGTCTATTTATTTGCGTGAATTATTTCCTATTTTGGAAAGCATTGAACTTCCATTATT